GAGTCAATTGCCCAGCCGCCTGTAGCGCCAAACTCTTGCTTGTAGGTACCGGTTTGCAGATGCCAGCGCTGCTCAATCCATGCCTTGCCGTTTTCTGCGATGCGGTAGCACGGGTGCGCGACCATGCTGCGCTCGTGGTTATGGCCGTTAACCATGATGTCTGCGTCAGGTGCAATCTGCGCATACCGGCCGCCGCCCATGGTGCCTTTGGTGACGATGCCGCCCCATGCCCCATGGTGAAAGAACAATGTACAGCGGCGTGTGCGGCCAGCCGGTTGGCGGAACGCAAACCGCACAAAGCCTTGATAACCCATGTGCTCGGTGACGGCGCCATCGTTGCGCATGAGCCTGACCACGTTCTCTAGCGGGTCGATCTCTTGATTGTTGAGCACGGCGGTTTCGTGGTTGCCGTCGCCCATCATCAGGATCATGTTGCCATATGGTCTGAGCAGGTCTGCCGACTCGCGGAACACCAGATCAAAGTAGTTGCCGCCAAGGTGCTCTGGCCGGATGTCACCCTTGCTGCCGCGTCTGTCCTTTTTGCCCTGCATCAGGCAAAGCACATCACCAAACATCAACGCATGACCACCAATCGCCTTGCACTCCTCAAGGTGCTGCAGCAGCAGCTTGCGGTTGCATTTTGGATTGTCTAGGTGGATGTCCGATAGCAGAAGAAAGGTTGCCTCTTCTTTGGTACTGCTGTACGGTATCCGTATCTCCAAAAGCTCTGGCGATACTCTTGCAGACGTAATCGCCATGCCGTTTGTAGCGGCTTACACAGGCAGTCTAATAGGGCCAAGTGAGGCGCGGCCTGCCTTGGCGGATGCCGGTGTGGATAAAGTCCTTGGGCGCGCCTAGTCCAGTGCTGTATGGCCAATGCTTGACGCACCAGTCCTGCAGCTTGTAGATGTCCACGCCGTTGATATACCAGTCAACTGCACCCACGCCAGGCGCATTAAATAAATGCTCGCTGCCGCTGGCACCACCTACCTGCCGATTGATGGCTGCTGGTCTGTAACCCGACGTGATGATGAGCGGCTTGTTGCCAAATGCACCACGGGCGCGTTCTAGGAATGCTGCCAGCTCAGCTGCGGTATCTACTTGGTACTGGTGATCAAAGCGCCGTGCCTCTTGGTCTAGCGCAAACTCACCGATTCGGATGTGCGGCGTGATCCGTGCACTGAACGGACTGCTAGGCGTCAGTTTGGCTGCTCCCTGTTGCTGATCGCCAACCCACAGCCTGCCTTCTGCCTGCCGGCGACGTAGCAAACCAGCCTCGACGTTGGTGCCGGGATTGCGGTACAGCAGCAGCGCATCAGGGACGCCTGCCCAGTCCTTTTCGCGCAGCCGCTTGCTGATCGTCTCAAATCCTTCGGATCCGTAGAACCTACTGCCCAGGTTGTAGGCAAAGCTAATCAGCGCACATTGCTGGTTGCCGCTCATGGCATTCCAAAACGGCACCGTCGCACGCAGCTTGGCGGCAATGCGGTCTATCTCAAGTTCAAGCAGGCTGCTGGCGTCAATAACTGTAATCTTGTCGCCGCGTTGCACCTTGCGGCCATCGCTGTAGCGAGTGGTGCCATAACCGATGGTCCACGGGTCGCCGCCGCTAAGCGGATCAGGGTAAGCGCTTAGGTGGCAGCCCTCAAACTCTTTTATCAGCTTTATCGCTGGCCCATAATTATGCAGCTTGCCGCCGGCCTGCCATGTCTTGTACCAAGGCTGGTCTTTATTGAACAGCTCCGGCGCTACCTTTAACAGCTCCGCTTCCAATTCAGAGATGGCCGCCATTTGGTGTGGCGTGCCGTGCTTGTAGTACCGGAACAGGTCGCTCAGCTTGACCATGGTGACTTGATCTCCATTGCACCGCCAAGCAGGCGGCTATCTCCGGTTTGCAGTGTGTCGTCTACTGGGTGATGCGTAATCACCGGCTCAGGGCCTACGGGCTGCGCTGCGTGCCAGTCCGCTTCGGCTTGGTCTAGTTTGGCCGGCAACTGGGCCTCGAATCGCTGTTTGCGAATAGCGAACGAGGTCAGCGCTTTTTTGCCTTCAACAGGTTCAGTACCTGAAACACCAGCTGCACAATGCTGTTGCTCTTCAGTGGGCTAATCGCGATCAGCTCGCTAGCAGCAGCGACGATGATCCAGAAGGCGGGATGAGAAAGGAAGTCCACGGGGTTAGCGTGTAGGCCGTGCCTCAAGCATAGTCACGCGCTGCTCAACGCCATTAAGACGTGAAAAAGTTTCCTTACGGTCCTCCTTGATGTCCGTATGCAGCACCTCTAGCTGTGTGGCAATATGCTCTACGGCAGCGGTCAGTCTAATTACAGCTTCGCGTGCTTCATCGTTGCGACGGCTAAAGCCCATCGCGCCCATCGCGGCAACGGAGATCGACGCTCCAGCAATAGCAGCGATGACCTCGATCATGCGCTCAGTTTAGCGACCCTGACCGCGCAGCTTTTTGCGGCCACGGCGTCGCGGCCTGGACCGCTGGCCTTGCCCTTGGCTGGTTGTCTTGGGGACAGGATCCTTGCGGACAGTGCCGCTTAGACCAGCCTTTGCTTTTACTGCCACGGGACGCCAGCTTCAACGGTCGGAAACTGCTGGTCTACGATCCGTGCAGCGAGCGCTTCCTCGATCTCGGTGACCTTATCGGGGCCGAACTTGTCCTTGACCCAGCCAACCACTTGCTCCTGCGTCAGCTCATCAAACGGGATCAGGCTGCCCTCAGGACGCTCCAGGCCCATGGAGCCATAGGCGCCGGAGTTGTAGGGATTGCCTTCGGGGTCAACGTCATCAGAGATGCCCACCACCGTCCAGTGAGCGGTAAAGACGTAACCGTCCGAGACCTCGCGTTCTAGGTTGGCGATGGCCCAGTTGTAGGTGATGCTCATGATGCTGTGTGGTTGGTGGGAGTCTAAGACGAGTGTCTAGTGAAGGTGACTACGGCTCTTTGGGTTTCTCATCCCAAGGAGCCGGTTTGCTGAGAACGCGAGCAACCGCCGGATCATATTTGCCTGGTCGTTGCAGACGCTTCAGGAGGCGATCAAAGTTTTCAGGGCTGAGCTTCATTAGTGGGAATGACTACTTGGCAGCGAGCGCCATTGCGCGATTCTCTTCATCTTTCACTGCTTGCCGAATCTGGCACAGCACATGCTCTTCAGCCTTGGTGTTGCCAGCATCAATGGCAATCAAAAGCCTGATGCAGAGCTTACGGTAATCTTCTTGGGTCATGGTTTCTAGGGAACTGTGGCCAGGGGCAGGGTGTTGACGCACCGCTGCCCTACCACATTACCACCATGTCAAGCCCAACCATCCGGAAATTCCAGATAGTTGAGCCAGACCTCGATGTGAGTAGGACTACGACGCCTCAAGGGCTGCAACTTTGGCCTCAAGGGTTTCGATGCGCTCCATTGCTTCCTGCAGCGCCTTGACCGCTTTCATGTAGAGCACCGAATAGTTGACGCTCTTGGTGACGGTGCCAAGGTCGTTGCCTTCTTCGTCGCGGTCAGGGGTTTCGTTGACCAGGCCAGGGGAGACAAGTTCGACTTCTTGGGCGATTAGGCCGATTTGTCGGTGAGTCTGTCCTTCTTTGAAATTAAAGTTGCGAACCTGCAGGGCTTTCAGGTCATCCCATTGGGAGCTTGCGTTAACAATGTTTTCTTTTAGTTTTGCATCAGACAAGGAGCCGTAAGAGTTGTTTGCGTTTCTAACGTCTCCATTTGTTCTGATTGCAATGGATGCTGTTCCTTCGGATGTTGTGCTAGTGGCACTATAAAAACCGGTAAAAATGTTGTCGGTTGAGCCGGCAGCGCCAGCACTGCTGACCCTGAGTCCTCCCCCAGATGAATCAAATAGATTTGTTTTGCCGGCATTGCCAATCCTCATCCGCTCCGTCGGGCTGCTCGCTCCGTCGGCGGTCGTAGAAAATACGAGCCTGCCCGGCATGTCGTTAGCGCCGGGGGTGCCGTCTACAAAACAATCAATTTTTGCCGCCTCAACAAACTCGGTCCCATCAGCGCCTTGAAAACTGATTCGACCAAGGTTCTTGTCGGCTGAAACAACCGTGTAAGATCCAGTCGTAGTTCCTTCAGAGCGACCAAAAAACATGGCCGGTCCGGCTGCTGCTGAAGAGCTTGTGTTGTTGGCTGTCATAGACAGCATGTACAAACCAGACGCAGTTGTTCCAGTGCCTTCTATTTGAACATTAGGAGTTTCGCCAGATGCGTTGTTAAACTTGTCACGAGCAGTAGACGTGCCAACTAACAACCTCTTAGAGCCATCGATACGCATGGCTTCTGAGCCGCTGACATTCCAGAAGTGGCCGTAAGCGTCGTAGCTTGCGTTAGCCCAGTTGGTGTTTCCGTTGCAGGTAAATCGAATCTTATTTGCTACAGCGCCATCACTTGCACCGGCATTATTGGATAGATGAACGATGTTCTGTCCATCGGAAGTTCCACGCGCCTCAAACAGCGAATTAACAACAGCAGTGCCAATCCCTACGCGGCCTGAGCTGTCAATACGGACACGTTCTGCACCATTGGTGTTCAGAATCATGTCACTACCGGCGCAACCGACTTGCGGCTGACCGGAAGATTGACCTGTTGATTTGAAGTTGATTACAGAAGCAGACTGATCAGTTTCGATAAGTCCGGCTTGGCTAGAACCTGTTTGTGATACATGTAATCG